CCGCAGCGTCGGTGACGACCAAGCTACAGCAACTGGCCGGCGGATGGGTCTACGGGCCGTCAGGCGCGGAGTGGCTGTCCACGCACAAGTATGACCTGCTGGACGAGATCCTCGAAGAGAACCAGCGCGACAACACCATCATTGTCTACAACTACAAAGAAGAATTAGCCGAACTCCAGCGCCGCTATCCGAAGGCGCGGATGGTGGACGGCAATATAGACGACTGGAACGCCGGCAAGGTCGAGCTGCTGCTGCTCCACCCCAAAAGCGCCGGTCACGGGCTGAACCTTCAGCACGGCGGCAACAAGATCGTCTTCCTGTCGCTGCCGTGGTCGCTCGAACTCTACGAGCAGACCATCGGCCGGCTGCACCGCTCCGGCCAGACGCGCGACGTGTGGGTCTACAACCTGATCTGTGACAAAACTATTGACGAGAGGATCATGCAAGCGTTAAAGGATAAAAGATCTTTAGCAGAGGTAGCGCTGGATGAATTATCGAGAACTGCATGAAATCATCATGGATCTGTCGGAGACGGAACTCCGGCAGATGCTGGAGGAGGAGCGCCGCGGCGACCGCCGGCGCACCTTCATGATCCGCCTGCATCAGCGCCTGTGTGCGCTGCGGGCGCAACGGGAACGGGAGGAGATTGAGCGTGTCTGTGCCGCAAACTCTTAACGAACGGCAGTCCACGCACGGCGACTTTGCCGATCACGCGCGGGCGACGCAGATGCTGAAGACGGTGATCCAGAATCAACCAGGTTGGAAGAACCTGAACGCCATGCAGCGCGAGTCGCTGGACATGATCGCCCACAAGATGGGGCGCATACTGGCCGGCAATCCAAGCCACGCCGACCACTGGCACGACATTCAAGGCTACGCTAAGCTGATCGAGGACCGGCTGTGAACAGGGTTAGCGGCCCCGGTGACGGACGTCGTGTGCTGCTGTCGTTACCGCGTGTGGAGTGGCTGGAGCGCCAGCCGGACTACACGCCATGGCCACCGCTCAAGGAACCGGAACCGGATCCTGTGCCGGACTTCCAGCCGGCGCGCTACGACCTACGCCCGCATCTGCGAAGTCACGAGCTGTCCAATCGTCAGCGGCAAGCGTGGAATCTGCATCTTGCCGGGCTGTCTATGAAACAGATCGGGGAGAAGATGGATTGCACGGATAATGCAGCCAGCAAGCTGGTGTCGCAGGCGCGCGAGAAGTTGGGGATCGGGCTAGAGAAATGAGCAGTAAAGGCGTCGGCAAAGCCGGTCAACACAACGTCTTCATCCTGACCGACCGCGAGAAGCAGGTCTGGGAGATGCGCAAGACGAAAAGCACGAAGGAAGTCGCGGCGGTCATCGGCACGTCAGAAGCAAACGTCCGCAAGTTGTTCGAAAACGCGAGGGACAAGGTATGCTCAGATGGCTCTACTGGATAATCGCTATCCTGACCGCGCTGATATGGGCGGCGGCGCTGACGTTTACGCAAGATGGGGGCGCAGGGTGATTAAAACAATCATCGAAGTCGTCGGCGTCTACACGCTCGTCATGTGCTTCGTCCGCATCGTGCTGGCGCTTATGGGCGACCGGACAGGCAATAGTGGCAGATATAAACACTGGGAAGAAGACGATGACTGAATGGCGCAACGAACTATTAAAGGACATGATAAATGCGATGTACAAAGTCGAGAACATGCAATGTTCGAAGCTGCTGGTTATGGCCCGCGCCGCGCTCGCAGTCGCGGAGCCGGTGATACGGGAGCAGGCGGACATCGCGCTGCGCGCCGAACTAGCCGCCGTCACCGAACGTATGTCGAAGCTGGACTTTGAGCGGACAGCGGCTGAATTGGAGCGGGACGCCCTGCGCGAGGAAAACGCGCGGCTGCGGGAGGCGTTGGAGCCTTTCGCTCCAGATTCACAGTGGATAGACCCAGCTATCCCTGACACTCGGCCGATTGACGTGATGGTCAGAGCCGGTGAACTGCGTGCCGCAGCCGCCGCTATTCGGGGAAAAGTTAAAGCCGAGGCCGCTTGTCCAGCGCCTGACGAAGCTCCTTAATCTCGTCTCGCAGCGCCTCTATCTCGTCGGTTAAATCCTTAACCCGAGCCTCGTAACCGTCAATCAGCGCCTGAAAGTGGCGGGTCATGCTGTCCAGTTTAGCCGCCGCTGCGTCCGCTTCCAGCTTGGTGGTTTCGGCGGCGGCTTTCTTTCTGCCCACCCAGAATCCGATCAGGCCAACGGGAGCCGACAGCGCGGCGCCGTATTCCTTCAGAGCTTCCAGAAACTCCTGCGCCTCGCGTGTCATTTAATCCATCCGCATTTCAAAGCCATGCCGACCGCGTTGTGTTCCTTGATCTGGGCGATCGTCGGCTTTGTGTCGTGCCGGCTGTAGTAGATCGCCCGCGCTGCGGCGCAGAAGTCAGTCCCTGAGAAACGGGTCTCGCTCGTCGATTGACACGCCGTCACGAACGGTAGCAGCGCGAACAGCTTCGCGAGCCGCCACGGCGATCTGGGCGTCGCGGACCTGTTCGTTGAGAGCGTCAAGTCGTTCCTGCACACGGCCTGCGTCCACCATCTTTACGGCATATAGCCACTCGAAAATCTTGCCAGCGACCGAGAACAGGCCGCTGACAACGGAGAGGATGGCAAGGATCACCGCGTCCCGCCGGTCACGTTCCAGTCCTTGGCCGCGATCAGACCGATGGCGACCAGCGCGCCTTGGAGGTCTTCCCAGTTAACCGACTTCGTCTGCCATGCGTTCCACAGGACCGTCATCAGCGCGAGGATTCCGGGGATCGTAGTCATCCAGTTCTTAGTCATCGCACACTCCTGCATTGTGTGTAGCCGGGGCGGGTTTCACGACACACAACCGGCTTTGTGTGTTTTCCGTTATTTTCAAACCCCGCGCCCTCGACCGAGCAGCCCGTGAGCAGCGCCGCACCCCAAAGCAGCAGCGAGAACATCGTGGACCAGATCAGAAATCGCAAGGTCTCTTGGATCATTAGTCGTGAATTTCTATATGAGGTCCATCCACGATTGACTTCCAATAGACGCCATACACAATTCGACCCGTAAGCCCGAGCGCCTTGGCCGCTGGCTTGAAGGCTTTCTCGACGATAGTTTTGTAATCCTTCAGGTCCCATGACACTTTCCCGTCCGGCATAGCGACGAAATCCATGGCTTTGCCGCGCAGGTGGTAGGACTTCAGCGTGCGGCTCTTGCCGGTCTTCACCAGATATCGCTGGCGCTCCATCGTGCGCAGCCCTTCGGTAATCTCGAACGGGATCGGAGAGATCTCGCGGGCTTTCTTTGCGAGGGCAATCAGGTTGGCGTCCACGCCGCGCATACGGGCGATAGATGTCGCGTTGAGTTTTGTCATCGGTCTGCTTTCATGGCGATCAGATCGCGGATATTGTCCAGTTTGCTGAACACCTGGCTGAGCGTGTGGTTGAATTCATCGCGGGTGACGTAGCGCCCGGCGACCAGCACCTCGATCTCGCCGACCTTCTCGGCCAGCTCCTTGTCGGCTTTCTGTAGCTCTTTGACCGCCGTCCAGACGGTGTTAAGGATCCAACCGCCCAGCGCGCCGATGACGGCTACGGCCACGTCGAAGAAGATCTGTGTTTCGCTCGTCATCACCGTGCCATCGCGTTTTTGGGTTCTTCAACCATAGCATTGTATGCGCGTTGCGCAGCCTGAAATCGGGGTGATTTCATAGCCTCGGCCGTTGCCTGCATAACGCGCTAGTTGCGTTCAATACCAGCGCGCATTTTACGCTCCGCCATAAGAGCCTCACCAGCCATCACGGCCATGGCTTTAGGATCAAGTGACGCCAAGGCAATTTCAACCGCCGCGTCTCTGCCAATTTTGCCCTGAAGAGCTTTCAACACGCGGGTAGCCATTATAGCGGTAAAATTTGTAATAGCCTGCGGGATGTTCAACGTAGCAGCCTCACCTATTTTACCAGCTTTAGGCCCCATTTCGCCGCGCCAAGCCGCCAAATCCGCAAAACGCTCTTCGCGCTCCAGATCTCGTGCAATGTTCATTACAAGTTTTATCTGGTCAGGCTCCAGAATATCCGACAGTTTTTCAAACCGTGGCGCGGCATCGACGGCGCGCTGGATAGTCTTTGGTGCGTCTTTTCCTGCCGCTTGAATAAACGCCCGACCGCGCTCGCGGCCTTCCGTCAATCCTTTCAGCGTATCCTTAAGATAGGTCAATACTTCAGCCTGATTGACGGGCTTACTGAGCCGCGCGTATTCCGCGCGTGCTGCCGCGTAATCTGGAACTTTGTTGTCGAGCCAATCAACAAATTCTTTGCGGGCCTGTCTAACTGCGCTCAGATCTATACGATCAATACCAAATTCGCGGGGGCCTTTAATCAATAATTTATCCATTGCGGTTTTCATGTTGTGAAGATCGCGAACTGAATATTTAGCCTGAGTAGCCGGAATTTCACGTGTAAGGGGGCGGCCAAATTCATCCAATATGGCCGACGCGACAGTTTGCGCCGGGGCGGTTTCGCCAATTTTAAATGACTCATTTTTATTTTTAGCTATGTTGCGCGCTATTCTGGTAACTTCGCTGACGACCGGGCGCGACATTAATTCCTGTAGTGTATCATCTTCAAACACTTCTATCTTTTTAGCTGCTTCATACATGGGTGCAGTTATGCCTTCGCGCTCTGCGCGTGCTTTGGCTACCCCAGACGGGCCGCCCGCCGCCGTTTCAAGCGCCGCCTGACGTGCGGCAACATTGATGCGTTCGGCTTCAGCAAACTCATCAGGCAGAACTTTCTGCTCCGACCGCATAAGCCCGGCAAAGCCCGTAGACTGGCTGGGCGCGGCAACAGGCCCAGCCGTAGGCCGCGTGCCGGGAACCAAAGTAGCTTCCGGCGAACGTAAAGCGTTCAACACCGGGCGTTCTTTCCCCGCCAAAGCCTGCTGAAGAGCGTAATATCTGGGCGCAGCAATTCGGTTAGCTATTTCGACGCCTTTGGCCATTAAAGGAACGCCCACACCGGTAATGGCGGCGGCGGGGACGCGCATAGGGTTAAGAACATTGCCAGCATAATCGAATGGCCGCGCCAGCGCGGGGCGACCTGCGGCGCGCAACCCACCCCCTACACCCGACATCAACATTGAAAGATCGGCGACAGTCCCTACGGGGTCTGTGGCGATAGCTTCTTTCCAGCCTTCTTCAGTAAAATAGCGCGCATAATGGCCGCCTGCTACTTCAGCCGCTTGTTGGGCTTTGGCTGCAGCGTCAGGATCTTCCATTGAAGCCAAATAGGCAAACGCCGACGACGGCAATACCTTTTCCGCCCCCGCGCGCAACGCCCCGTAGCCTACCCGGCTGACTGATTCCAGTGTGTCTAGCGCATTGGCCGGGTTCAGCATAGATAGAGTTTCAGCGCCGTATTTATACGCGCTTGATGGAATGTTGGTAACACCTTCCATCAGAGCCTCGGGCCATGTCCGCCGTTCAGTCGGAATGCCTTCATCTAACATCGCTGGCGCAGGTTCTGCGGGCGTAAACCCGGTAGCGCCAAACTGTTTGGCCAGAGCGCCGTAATCGGTCGTAGGCGTCTGCGGCGCAAAAGACACTTCGCCTGTCGCGCCTTTAGCGCCAAACTTCCGGGCTATATCCGCATAATCCACCATTAGCGTTTACCTAACGTCATGCGCTGGACATAAGATAAAAATTCAGCCGCTTGTTTGCGGGTGCCAAATCTATGCACGCCGCCGTCTGGATCAGGCACAGTAAACTCACCTTCCGGCGTCTCTTCAACCCGAGCGCGAATCATTGTCTCTTGCGTCATGCCGCTTTTATCGAAGGGGTTGATATATTGAGACCCCAAAAGCCGTGTTGCGTTACGTTTAATACCTCTATAAGCCGCCAAGCGTTCCCCGATAGTAAGATTAGGGTTGCCAATATCAGCGGCCTGCTTTTCAAATCGGTCCGCCTCAGACGCAGCGACGCCCGCCGTAGCCAATCTGTTGCCAGCAAACGCTTGCGTAAGATCAGCGCTAACGCGTTTTAGTTCAGTATCCGCTTGCGCTGCCGCGCTGTTTGCGCCGAACATACGGCCTATGTCCGTGCCTTTTGCGCTCAACATGCCGCTTGATGCGCGGGACAACAGAGGCTCAACAATATCCACGCCCGTGTCAGGATTATAGCCTCCGGCTTGAAGAACCTGCTGCATAACATCTTGCCGCCCGCGTTCGGTCGAACCAAGCGGAGCCGTAGGTGTAGGCTGCGCGCTTACCCGCCCGCGAATACCGACCATGCCTTGAGGCGCAGCGGGCGCGGTAGCTAAAGGCGCGGCAAGCGCAGGAGGCTGCGCGGCGAACGCATTTCGGGTTGGAGCAGTCCCCATATCGTTAACAAGACCACCAAAACTATTTTGACCCGGGTAAAAATAGTTACCTGTGCCTGTGCTTGGATCACCCACAAACATAGCGCCGGTTCCTTGCGGGCCGGGCGAAAATGAAAGTTGGCGGGGTTTTTGACCTTCGGTCCCCAAAATAGGAACGGCTGTGGGTTGCGCCACGTTTTGCGGAACGCGAACGTATCGAGTATTGCCTGACGAATCAGTAACAGGGAGATCAGAATATTTAATCTCTTCCTCGCCGGTTGTGCCGCCAATTTCAGTCGCGCCTCTCTCAGGCGCAGATCTTGGTATGGCCACGATAACAGTCTTATTGCCCCTCTTTATTGTTTGATAATCAAATTGATTTACATTCTTTAATTTTTCTTGGTGTGTGGCCAACGTCGTAGAAAATGCGGACATTTGGTCCGGGTCATATACTTCAGGCGCAACAGACTGTAATTCTTCAGGAAGACTGTTTCGCCATTTGTCGAACCCGCGCCCGCCCTGTCCAAGAACTAGCGATGCGCCTTCCTGCGCGCGCGCTAACTGCGCTGCGGAGGCTTCCAAAGACGCTTTACGAGCCATCGCGGCTTCTTTTTCAGTCTCCGCGCCATATTTATCTATCTGCGCCAGCGTTAACCCTGTCCTAGATTTAATTTCGCTCTCATAGTTTCTTTGCGCGGCTTGATGTAGCGCGCGCGTATCTTGCGCCGCCTGAAGTTTCAGTGGCTCATCAAATAGGCCCGCTCCCAAAAGCGCTTGTGTAGCTTCAGGCGTATTGAGATTAAAACCCGGACGGCTAATTATCCCCCGCAAAGCAGATTGCTGTTGCAGGTCCGACTGCATTTTTTGCATCTGCATCTGCGCCAGCGCGTTCTGCTGCTGGCGGTAGCCCATAGCCTGATACTGGGCCATCATGTTCATGATGTCCGGGCCAGCGGAAGCCTGCGGAACCTGTGCGGCGATGTCGTAGCGAACGGGCATTAGTCAGTCCTCAAAAAGTCGGTGTATATCGGCCAGCGCCCAAACCCCCCGCAGTCATCGTCGGGAAAGATCCGCCGCCGTAATATCCGCCGCCGATAGATTGCGCGCCTTGCGGCGCAAAGCGGTCCATCATGCTGTAGGCCAGATAGTTCTGGGCCGGAGCCTGAAGCGCCTGACCGAGCGCCGTGGCGCCGCCCATATAGCCGGACGCTCTGGCCTGACCCATGTTCTCAAGACCCTGACCAAGAGCCGTCCCGGCCGCCAAAGTGTTAGCCGCCATACCGCGTCCGGTTTCTACGGCTTGATTGCCCATGTTGGATGCGAGCTGCGTGCCATACCCGGCAGCCTGTATGCCGCGCCCGGCCAGACCGGACATAGCCTCGGCGGCCTGCATTCGGTTGGCCATGAAGCGGTTGTAGGCGTTCTGGTATTCCTGCGTGCCCATGCCCTGACCAAACTCGGTCGCAGCCTTCAGCGCAGCGCCGGACTGGAGCCCGCCCCGCGCCGCAGCGGAGGCGTTCACGCCGCGCATACCCTGCTCGAACCGGAACTGGTAGCCGGGGTCCATCTGGAGCTGGGCCATCGTCGGCATCTCAGCGTAGCTGCCGTAGCCCGCAGCGCCCGCGTTGCCGCTCGTGCCGTAGAGATCCGCCAGCCGATTGGTGGCCCCGACGCCGCCCTGCCGGAACGGCTCTGCACGCTGGACCGCCTCCTGCTGAAGCGCCACCGCCTTGTCGAACATCTGCTGCTGCTGCTGTCGAGCGGCCTCGGCCTGTTGCGCCTGGATGATGGCCGACATCATGGCAGCTTGCGACTGCGCGCCGGACGCCTGACTGGCAGCGCGCTGGCCAAGAAGCCCAGCGCCTACCTGAGCGCCGCCTAGAAGCGCAAGTGAAAAAGGGTCCATTACTGCCTCACTCGTAGATAATGTTGACGCTACCGCCGTTGAAATTGTTAACGCCCACGGCGTCCACTCGTAGCTGAGTGGTGACAGCGCCCAGCGTAACCGTGCCCCCGCCGACTATACACGCGCCAGCGGCCGTCCCGAAGGTCCATGACGCCACGTAAATATTAGACGCACCCATACGTGTTATCACCATATGCCCGGATAACAAAAAGGAAGCGTTTGCTATATAAGCATAGAAGCCCGTTGTAGCACCTGTCGCCACTATAGCAGCAGCATTAGGTAATTGCGCGGACGTGCTTGCATATCCTGATGTAACAAACACCGGACTTCCGCTGGTGCCTGTTCCCAAATACACTGCTATGCCTGTTGTCGTCCCGTTTATGCCAACAGCGTTAAAAATTACTGTTATACGCTGGGCCCACGAGGGTATGTCGTTAAAATCGACGGCGGCGCTGACAGTGTTTTGCGTCGTAGCCAAAGAAAGAGGCGTGTAAGCCGCATTGATTGCACTATCCTTTACCAGAACGCCGTCAATCGTGACGCCCGCCGCTGCCGTGCGTTCGCTGATAGTGTCAGTAATGACGGAAGTTGTGGCGGTAATGGTAGCAGAAGACGCGATGTCTCCCAGCACGTCCAGCTCAACGCCTGCGGACGGCGTCTTACCGATGCCGACAAGGCCGCCGCTCGTAATGTTGATGCGCGGGGTGCTGTTGGTTG